CTTCGTCTAGTCTCTTCGACATGGATGTTTGGTCATAGACACGTTGTATCATTGGTTGACCACTAATCATTGCAAGGGGTTTACCCTCGAATCTAGTTGAACCCCAACGAGCTGGTATTAAACCGACTGTATTGATTTTGCTCTGTTCCAACAACATTCTATTTCTCCATAACCATATTCTGCAAATATAAAATCAACACCCGATGCTTCTGCACATTCCATGTCTACTATCATGTCACCAACATATACTGCATCACAAGGACTTGTATTACAATGTGCAAGAGTATATAGTAGTTGGTCAGGAGAAGGTTTCCCTCTCAGACCTTCAGTGGGACAACAGATGAAATCAAACTCAACGTCCAACTTAGATAAGATGTCATGTGTTCTATCTACATGTTTAGATGTGACAACTGCAATCTTTTTACCTTGGGACTTAAGATACTTTAAGTGTTGTTCCACACCATCATAGAACTTAATCAAGTCACTGTTTTCTTGAGAGTGGTAATTGTATTCCACCATTAGTTGGTCTTGGTCAGTAAGTATACCCATCTCAGTTAAGATATCTTTAAAGGGTTTACCGATATGTTTAAAGTAATCCTCAAAGGGTCTACCAGTGTTAAGGGAGTTGAATGACATCTCCATATTGTCTTTAGAGTCAATCAAGACTCCATCTAAATCAAATACATATAATGTTTTCATTTCTTTTTTCCTTTCTTTGGAACTAAGTGGTCTTCAGTTAATATTCGGAACCCATACTTTCTATCGTTGCAGTATTCATTTGCAGCTGCAAACTTTGCTTGGTTTACAATGTAGGTTGCAACTTCATTTAGATAACGTTTGGTTTGTCGTTTAGGTTCCTTCGGGGGTTTGAGTTGTTTCTTGGGTTTAACTTCTATAATCTCACGGACTGTTTGTCCTTTTGTGGTCACATACTTTATATAGAAGTCAGGAAAGTATCTATGTATTCTTTTATCAACGGGTGATACATAAGGTATTACAATTTCTTCACTTCCCCATTCTATAATTGCAGTGTTATTATCACAATACATCATGAATCTTCGTTCCCAAAGAGAACGATAATAGATTTTTGTGGGGTCTCCCCTATATTTTTTATAGTTCTTTGGTTTAAACTTCCCACTGTATGACATAAATAACAATACTATATTAATGAATATAACTATTTATACAGGACAAATGCATGGCATCTCTAGACAAACTACTAGGTAAAATTGAAAAAGCTCAGTCGGCTATCAAATCTTTCAAAGGAACAGTATCAAAATTCAAAAATCTAAACTTTAATTCATTAGTTGATGCATTGGGTGAACAACGAGGACTTGCTAATAAGATATTAGATGCACGAAGAAGTTCTTTACAAAGACAACTAGATGCAAGGAATGTAAGTAAACAAGCTTGTAAGGGCAAACCCGATATTTCTGTTATAGATTTGTATTATCCACAAGATTTACCTGCTATAGAGAATATGATTACCTTTAGTACACGTAAAAGACAGACGCATCAAAATACGAGTCGAAGTGGTATAGATATGGCTGATGGTCTAATGGAAGTACACTTATATGTTCCTGATACACTATTATCTCAAGCAAATGTGCAATACAAGAATGAAGGTGTTGGTGCAATACAACAAGCGTTAGGAGATGTGTTATCAAATCCTAGTGAAGCACTTAAAAATCTAGATGGTTCTGCACTAGAGTCTGTTGCTGGTAAGATGGTTCTTGGTATGGCAAATGGAGTAACAGGTGGTGCTTTAGGAGCTAAAGCTGGTATTGCATTAAACCCTATGAGAGAAATGATGTTTGAGGGTATAGGTTTCCGTTCATGGAACTTTACTTACGAGTTGTATCCTAGAAGTCAACTAGAAGCAGACACTATCAATAAAATTATATATGCATTCAGAACTGCAATGTTACCCGATTCATTTAAAATGGACTTATTTGGTAAAGGTGATTCAGATACAGGTACAGATGGAACTACTTTAGCAGATACGTTCTTTAACTATCCAAATGTATTTGATATTTATTTTGAAGGCCCGATAGCTTATAAGTTAGATGGGTTCCTTCCAGCAGTTTGCACTAAGTGTGACGTTGACCATACAGGTGGTCAAAAGTTCTCAGTATATCGTGATGGTCAACCTGTTAAGTCTACTATGACACTAGAATTTATGGAGATAAGAATACTAACTCAACAAAACTATCAAGCGGTTTCTCCCGTATCTAATAATATTGGTGGGCCGGGTGATAAGCTTGAGTCAAACGATAGGTCAATTTATGAAGGTAACAAAAGAGACGAAAATGGGGATTGGAGAAGGATATCTCATAAGGAGATAAAGGAATCTTGGATGAAAGCAACAGGCACAAATGGTGAGGGTGGATAATGGCAAGTGAATATTTTAAGAACTTTCCTAATGTTGAGTACACACTTAGTAGTGGTAAGGTAATATCAATCAAAGACTTTTTCCGAAAGTCTAAAATAGAAACCGAGGCGTTAGATGGTCTTGTTTCATATACCTACTATGAAATACAGGATGGTGAGAGACCCGATGTAGTTGCAACTAAGTTGTACAACAATGGTGACTTACATTGGACACTATTTCTTGCAAACGAATTTACTAACTACAATGATTGGCATAAAGACAACCAAACCTTTGAGAAATACATGAATGAAAAGTATGAAGGTCAGTACCTAGTCGGAAATGAAACAACAGATATCGTATCATCAACTAGTAAGTTTCTACTAGGAGAACAGATAACTTCAGCAGGTAAAGAAGCACACGTAGTTAAGGTCGACCCAACTATGAAACGTATTGGTGTTATAGGAAATGGGTTTGTTGGTAATGATGTGGTGACAGGAAGTGTTAGTGGTAAGTCAATGTCTGTACTTAATGCAATAGAACAGAGAGATGGTATTGCATATTATAAAGACACCAATGGAGTTAAAAAGAACTTCTTTGAGAATGGGTTCTCTTCTGTATCTTTCTTTGATGAAGAATGGGAAACAAACGAAGCAAAAAGAAAAATAAGAGTAATACGTCCCGAATTAATACAACAAGTTGTTAGTGTGTTTGAACGTATTATGTCGGATTAAATATGAGTAGTAATTATAGAACAGGTGAGTTTTTCATCGATGCAATATCTATTGTTACCCAATCGGGTGATATTGTTGATATCAGAAATGTTACAGCTGCCTTTCAATTATATGAAAGTATCTACGATATGTTTACGACAGGAGAAGTGTCTTTAGTTGATACTCAAAACATACTTAGAACCTTTGAATTTACAGGTCAAGAATTCATAAGAATATCTGTGAGACAAAAAGAAGGACTAGAAGATAAATCGGAAAGAGACTTCTCTATAGATAAAACCTTCAGAATATATAAGACTTTAAATGTTCAAAAAATAAATGAAGTAACACAAACATACACATTACTTTTTGCAGACCCAAGACTTTTCCAAGCAGAAAAGACAAAGGTATCACAATCATTTTATGGTTCATATTCTGCCATGGCACTTGGGGTAATGTCAGACATTATTAAATTTACTCCTGAAGAAACAGAAGCATGGGTAGATACTTTACCTGCTAACTTTTCATTTCTTGCACCTGATTGGACTGTTAAAAAAAGTGTAGAATATTTTGTTGAAAATGCAAACACTTCAACCGAAGCACCATTTAGGAATTCATGTTTCTTCTATCAAACACTTAATGGTGGATTCAGATTTCATGACATAGGTGAGATGTATCAAAGGGTACATCCTGTAGTATTCTCAACTTCACCTAAGAATACAGAATTAGACAGTATGAATGCAAACATCAATTCAGCAAAAGGTTTAAATACACAAATTTTAAAGTACGAACAACCATCAACATTCAATACCTTAGAAGGAATACGAAAAGGTTTATATGCATCTACAATAAGAATATGGAATCCTATAGAACAGAGATTGGATGAAAAGATATATGATATGTCTCAGACATTTGCAAGGGAAGGTCATATGCATAACCCCAATGTTCATTTAGATGCACCTGAAATAGTTATGACAACTGATGATGCAATAGGTAATGAAGACCAATCATATTCACAAACAGATGCAGAACCAGCTCTTAACCAAGCATACGATAGTTTAGTAATAAACGTAGACACCATGAAACATGCATTTGGTAATGCAAAAAAATATGAAGATGCAGAGAGTTTTCTTGGAGAAGTTCATGAAGACAATTCTATATTAGAAAGAAGAGCTCTTTTAGAATTACTTAAACAAAATGTGTACACTGTTCAAGTTCCATTCAGAACTGATTTAACTGTAGGAACAGTTGTGCGTCTTAATATACATGAACCCGAAACTAGTAAACCTGAAGGAACGGGTGATAAGAAGAATGATAATAAATATTTGATAACTAGTATGAAGATTACTGGAATACCAAAAGACAATAAAGGAACCATTACTATGGATTGTGTCAGAGAAGGTATTAGTAAAAAACTACAACCGAGTATTTCAGAATGACAAACCAAACACACCCAAGGATGATGAGTTTCTATGGAGTCGTAGAAGATAGACATGACCCTATGAAGATAGGTAGAGTTCGTGTTCGTATACATGGAATTCATACTCATGAAAAGGACAGGATTGCAACACCCGATTTACCTTGGGCAACTGTAATACTACCAACTACTTCTGCAGCTTTATCAGGATTTGGAACACAACATGGACTCGTAGAAGGGTCTACTGTATTTGGTTTCTTTAGAGACGAGTCTCAACAAAACCCAATCATTACTGGAACAGTAGTGGGTATCCCACAAGAGGGGATGAAGGTTGATGTAACTGGTAAAGAAGTTGGACGTAGTGTGGAGTCAGGATTCAATGACCCAAGAAGAACTGGTGAGGGAACTAGTGCATATGATGGAACTATCGATGGGGTTGCATCAATAGAAAAACCTAATAGAGGTTGGGGACTAGAAGTAGGATTAGACGATTCTCCTCAGATACCCGAAAGTGTATCATTAAATTACTATCCAAAAAAAGACAAAGACACAAATAAAACTCTTGAAGCTTCTACTATCACGGAACCAACAACCAAAGAAACACCTTA